GACCTACTCAGCTGCGAGATGTCCGTATCAATCCTAACGAGTTGGAGTTAAGTATGTCCGATTACGATAAAGAGTTGGCAGATTTCTTGATCAAAATCGGTCAAGTAGCACCAACAGCACCAACACCAAAGCCAGTAACTAAGAAAGATGAGGAATAAGCCGTGGCAGTATTTCTAAATAATGGAGTGGTTCTTACTGTTAATGCGGTAGACCTCTCAGATCATGTTACAGCAGTAACAATTAACCGATCATTTGATGAGCTAGAAGTGACAGCAATGGGTGACTCAGGTCATAAGTATGTCAAGGGTCTAGAGGCATCATCAATCACAATCGATTTCCTAAATGACACAGCTTCATCAGAGACTCTACAGACTCTACAGGCAGTGTGGGGAACATCGACAACAGTAACAGTTAAGCAGACATCAGCTGCAACATCTGCTACAAACCCTCTTTACACAATGACATGCTTGATCAACAACACTACAGATATAAATGGTTCTGTTGCTGATCTATCAATGCAGTCTTTGACATTTAATGTCAATGGCACAATCGCAGTAGCAACATCATAAACAACTAACTAAGGGGCTAATCATGGCAAGACTAAAGATAGTTCGTACAGATGGAAGCGTACTAGAAGGCGAGATTACTCCAGCAGTGGAGTATTCTTTTGAGCAGTACGCTAAAAAGGGTTTTCATAAGGCTTTCCGCGATGAGGAAAAGCAGTCTGATGTCTATTGGTTAGCTTGGGAAGTTACACGCAGGTCAGGTGAAACTGTTAAGCCTTTTGGGATTGACTTTATCGAGACACTTAAAAGTGTAACGGTGGAGGACTCAGACCCTTTAGCTTAAAGCGCGATCTACCGTTCACCTACCTAATCGCTAGGCTAAGCATTAGGTTAGGGATCGCGCCACAGCAATTACTAGAACTAGATCGAAACATGCTCAATGCATTGTTTGCAGGTTTAGCAGAGGAAGCAAAGGAGATCAGCGATGCCAGCAAGCGTCAAAGGCGGCGTTGAACTCCGTAAGGCTCTGCGTAAATTTACTCCAGATTTAGCAAAAGAAACTCAAAAACAGATTAAAATAGCTATTACACCAATTTCTAAATCGGCTAAAGGTTATGTCCCTGATCGCGGAGAAGTATTGAGCGGCTGGTTGCCTCGTCAAATGTCAGAGGCAACTTTTCCATCTTTTAATCCTTCTCTTGTCAAGTCAGGCATTGGCTTCAAGACATCAACATCTAAGCCTAATCGCCGAGGATTTAGATCGCTTGCTCAAGTTTTCAACAAAACTAGAGCTGGGGCAATCTATGAAAGAATGGGCAAGTTAAGTCCTGACAGCAGATTTGTTAAAAATCAGGATGGAAAGTTACGCGCACCCCTTAAAGGAAACGGTCGCATGCAGGGTCGCGTTCTGTATCGGGCTTATGATGAAAACAATGGCAAGGCAAGAGAAGGTGTGCTTAAAGCTATTTCAGTATCAGCAGGCAAACTTAACGCTAGAGCAACTGTGAGAGGCTGATCATGGCAAATGTAGTCATTGACATTGCATCCGAGTTTACAGGTGCTAAAGCCTTTAAGCAAGCAGACTTCGCAACTTCTAAACTAACTAAAAGTGTTAAAAACTTAGCAGCTACTTTTGGTGTCACTTTTAGTGTTAGAGCATTAGTTAATTACAGTAAGGTGGCAGTTAAAGCCTTTGCAGCCGATGACAAAGCCGCTCGCACCCTGACTCAGACCCTTAACAATTTAGGGCTTGCCTTTGCTGATACAGAAGTTAAGAAATTTATATCTGACCTAGAAAAGCAATTTGGCGTTCTCGATGATTTGCTTCGTCCTGCTTATCAGAAACTAATTACCACTACTGGGGATTTTCGTAAATCACAGGATCTCCTTAAGGTTGCACTGGATCTATCTGCTCAAAGTGGTTACGATGTGGTTTCGGTTTCTAATGATCTATCACAAGCACTTATTGGAAACACTAAAGGATTAAGAAAATATAGCTTAGGTTTGACCACTGCTCAACTGTCTGCCATGTCTTTTGAAGAAGTGCTTGCTCGCATCACAAAGATAAGTGCAGGGCAGGCATCTTTGGCGGCAGATACTTACTCAGGAAAACTAGACAAGTTAAAAGTTGCAGCAGCCAATGCAGAAGAAGTATTGGGCGGCGCGTTCTTAGATACTTTTATTAAACTGTCAGGCGGCGATGTCGATAAAGCAACTGCCGCCATTGACAAATACTCAACAGGTTTAGCAACAATGCTGCGCCTATTAACAGGTGTAATTAGCAAGCAAGAAGTTTTAAGTAAGGTAGATTTCAAGTTTGGACTAATCCCAGTTGAAAAGGGCAAGGTATCAACTAATAGATCTGCAAGTCCTGCTGGCACATTTATGCGAAATGCAGCTGAAATTAAAGCTGCCAACGCTGCTAAAAAATTAGCCGCTGATCAAGCAAAAACACAAAAGGCTCTTACTAAAACACAGCAAGATGCATTGAAACTAGCTAAGGCCAGAGCAGTCTTTGACCTACAAAAAATCCAAATTGAAGCAGCCCTGAAAGGTAAGATCTCAGAAGAAGATGCAATCCGTCTAAAGCTAATGAAAGCGATAGAGGAAGAAAACCTTACAAACATTGAGAAGTATCAGAAGGCGTTGGAAGTTGCACAAGCTAAGTCAAAGGAATTAGCAAATGCTTTAGTTGCTGTGCAAGCCATTGAAGTTGGCAATCCATTTTCGCAATGGCCTAATTATGTAAAAACAGCAATAGAGCTAACTAACACTGTTGCACAGGCATCCTTAAAAGCAGGACTTGATGCAGGTAATGCTCTAGCAGCTGCTCTATCAGGGGCGCGTTACGCAGCGCAAGGATCAGCGGCAGCGGATGCAGCTGCCAATAAAGCTACACTTGATGCAATAAATTCAGGCACAGCAGAACAAAAAGCAGCCACAGAGGCAGAATTTAAAGCTCAACAGGAAGCCCTTACAGCCGCATCTGCTGCACAGTTAAGAGCCTTGAGAGATAAATTAGCAGGAGAATTAGAAGCCTTTCAAGAATTATCAGATGCAACAGCAGCAGCAGCAGAAGCGGCAATCCTCACAGGCGCACCACAAGGCGTTTCTGGCAACCTAGCAAAAATTGCAGGACAAGCAGCCGCTCAAGAAATGGCAGCAGCGGCAGCACTGGCATCTGCACAGTCAGCGATGGCCGATGACTCAACGACAACACAACCTGTCACACAGATAGAAATTACTGTCAATACAGGTGTAGGAGATCCTAACGCTATTGCAGAGGCCATTGCAGAGGTACTGCGAGGGGCAGGTCAGCGCGGAACTTTAGAACTAGCAGGGTTTGAGTAATGACATGGCTCCCTGAATGGCGTGTGACTGTCAATGATGATGTGTTCACAAATGTAACTTCTGTATCTTTTGCCTCTGGTCGGTTAGACATTGATCGCCAACCCACAGCAGGTTACTGCCGAGTAGAGATTATTAACACAGATGGATCACCTTTCACCATCAATGTCACAGAAGAAATAACCTTAGAACTAAAGAACTCAACTGGCACTTATGTCACTGTCTTTGGTGGCGAGGTCTCAGACTTTAATGTGGGAGTCAGAAGTCCAGAGGAGTCTGGTTTCATAACCTATGGAGTCATTCTAGGCATTGGCTCATTGGCTAAACTGACAAAAGCGGTCTATAACACAGCCCTTGCAGAAGGCTTAGATGGCGCACAGATAGCCGAAATCTTAGGCGCAGCCCTTAACCTTAACTGGGATGAAGTAACTCCTACAGTCACATGGGCTACATATCCAGCAACACAAACATGGCAAGATGCTGAGTCGTATATTGGCACTATTGACTCAGGCTTTTATACCATGATTGCCCTCGCAGCTAGTGCCTCGGCTAGGTCTCTAACCCTTGCAGACCAGATTGGCACTAGCGCACTAGGCCAGATCTACGAAGAAAAGGACGGCGATGTTTCTTATGACGATGCCGACCATCGCTCAAACTACCTTGCAGCCAATGGCTACACAGCACTAGATGGCTCTTACGCATCGCCACGCACTATCCAATCCACAACACAGATTGGTCGTATCCGTAACAGCTTGATTTATCGCTATAGCACAGGGTACGCATCGACCTTTAGCACATCCAGCGCAGACTCTATTGCCTCTTACGGACTTTACGAAAGATCCTTTGAGTCAAACATCAAAAACCTTGCAGATATTACAGACATTGGCACTAGAGATTTAAGACTGCGACAAGTGCCTAAAGGCTCACTCGGAGCAATTACCTTCCGCCTAGATAATCCAGACCTGCCAAGTGCAATGCTTGACAGCCTGATTGGAGTATTTTTTGGCATGCCAGTGCTTATTAGCAACTTGCCTAGCAACCTTTTAGATGGCACATTTGAGGGGTTTGTTGAAAATGTGGCAGTCAATGCAACGCCTACTTATGTGGACATGACCCTTTTTATTACAGCTACAGAGTTCTCACTATCAACGACACAATGGGATACCGTTATCCCTAGCGCAATAACATGGGCAACCACAAATGCTACACTTATCTGGAACAACGCGACAGGAGTACTATCTTAAATGGCAACCTCACCGATATATGGCTGGGCTGAACCAGACAACACCGACCTTGTAAAAAATGGCGCGCTTGCCATTCGTACACTTGGCAACGCCATTGATACGACAATGGGCACAATGACTCCTAAAGCCACTGTTACAGCTAAGGGATCTTTAATTGCTGCTACTGCTGCATCAACTCCAGCAAATCTTTCAGTGGGCGCAAATGGCGAGACACTCGTAGCAGATAGTTCTGCTGCAACAGGACTTCGCTATCAAGCAAACTTTGCTGCAGGCAAGAACAAGATTATTAATGGTGACTTTGGTATTTGGCAGCGTGGAACGAGTTTTACTACTCCTGCAAGCGGAAGCTATCTAGCCGATAGATTCAAATTGTTTTATGGTGGCGCAGGTTCAACTCGTACTATTTCGCAACAGACTTTCACGCCGGGAACTGCACCTGTTGCAGGATACGAAGGCCAATTCTTTTTAAGATACGATCAATCTGTTGCTGGAACTGGTGATACCTTTAATCAATTAGATCAGAATATTGAAAATGTCAGAACTTTTGCTGGTCAAACTGTAACTTTATCCTTTTGGGCTAAAGCTGCGGCAAGTACAACTCTTGGAGTTGTCGGCCTCAATCAACAATTTGGAACTGGTGGTTCAACTTCAACATCAACAAACCTTGGCACTCCAACAATAACAACTTCCTGGACTCGTTATTCTTATACTGCAACTTTACCTTCACTTTCAGGTAAAACTATCGGAACAAACAACTTTCTAGAACTCAGATTTTTACTTCCAAACGACTCAACATTCACACTTGATCTCTGGGGATTGCAGGTAGAAGCTGGAAGTGTTGCAACTGCTTTCCAGACTGCAAGCGGTGGAAGTTATCAAGACGAATTGGCTATGTGCCAGAGGTACTATCAAAGAATCACTCCTGCGACAGTCGGTGCTTCTTTTTCTGGTTTTGCTTCTACAACTTCACAAGCACTTTTTAGTGTTCCTTTTGCTCAAACAATGCGAACAGCACCAACAGCGTTAGAACAAACGGGAACTGCGACCGATTATGCAATTAGAAGCACGGCAGGAAATACAAACTGCAATAGTGCCCCAACTTTTATCTCTGCCTCAACTGCTTATATGGTAATTGATGCTCAAGTGGCAGCAGCCTTAACCGCTGGTCAAGGTGTTTTATTGAGATTCAATAATGCTGGAGTGACTTATCTTGGATGGAGTGCAGAGCTATGAAATATGAACTATTAAAAGAAGAAGATGGCGTTAAGATTTATGCTCGCATAGATGATGACGGCTTATGTCGTGTTACCTGTACCGAGGAAAATCCTGACTATCTTGCTTGGTTAGATGAAACCAAAATTAAGTAAAGCTGCCTCACAATTAAGGGAACAGGTCGATGACTCATTCCCAGATCGTGACCGCACATCGGATGGTTGGATCGGTGATACCCGACACGCTGCTCGCAAGTCTGATCATAATCCAGATGAGCAAGGCTGGGTTCGTGCCATCGACATCGATCGTGACTTATTTAAGGGATCAAAGCCCGACATCATGGGCGATCTTGCAGATCAGCTTCGTGTCATATCAAAGGCAAAAACAGACAACCGTATTGCTTACATCATATTCGATGGACACATTTGCTCCAAAATCCTTAACTGGAAGTGGCGCAAGTACAAAGGCGCAAACAAACATGTTAAGCACTGCCATGTTAGCTTTAAAAAAGAAGCTGATAATGACGGGGCTTTTTTTCAAGTATCTATGTTAGGCGGAGAATAATGAATGAACTAAAGACAGCAGCAGGCTCATGGGGCAGAGCGTTTCTAGTGGCAGTTATCTCAATGGCGGCAGCTGGGGTCACAGATCCTAAAGCACTTATTGCAGCAGGTATTGCTTCAATCCTTCCACCTGTACTGCGCTACCTAAATGTCAATGATCCAGCACTAGGCATGAAAAAGTGACACAATCCGATTTCTTTACGCTCTACCTTGCCACGATTGTTGCACTAGGTGGCTTGTCTGGCTATGTCATTACGCACCTGTTGTCTGAAATAAAAAGATTAAACTCGCGTGTTGATGAGATCTATAACATCTTGCTTGACAGGTAACATTGTGCTATGGCAAGAAAAGCAACTAAGGCATTAGAGGAGCAAGGTTACTCAAAGCTTGATGC